ATCTGTTGTAAGTGTGGCTGCAGCAGCACCAGTTCCAATTCTGGTTTCTCCAGTGCCTTTTGGTTTAATGTGAACATCAACATTTGTTTCTCCACTCGCACCTAGGATTGGTGGGTTTCCTGTTGCACCATTAGTTACTTCTAATTCGTTTACTGCTGAAGATGTTGTTTGAAATATAATTTGTTCGTTTCCATTTGCATCTGCAATAAAACCTGCATCTGCAATTTTTGGAGCTGTTAAAGTTTTGTTTGTTAAAGTATCTGTTGATGAAGCTGTAATAAAACCTGTATCATCAATATCTGGGTTAACCCCATCATTAGCTGTTGCATAAACTAATTTAACTGCTCCTGGAGCAACAGTTATAGAATCTCCAGATCCTGATACATATTTAAATACTACGTTTTGTGATCCACTTGTTGAATTTTTTAAAATATAAAAATCTTGAACATCTATTGGAATGGTTACGTTTCTAGAACCTGTAAGTGATCCTGTAAATTCAATAATTCTATGTGCAAGAGTTGCACCAGTTGATCCATCTGATACTGATAAAGTCGTATCACCAGAGTCTGATACGGCTTGTGTTGTAAAACCACCAGCTATTTGCTCAATGAGTTGTAAGTTTGTATTAGTTTTTGTTCCCCATGTTCCGGCGTTTTCACCAGTAGCCTGGAGTTCAATACCTAGAGGTGTAAATGTTGATGCCATAAATTTAATCTCCTATGCAGCGTCAGTATAACTTGTATTTGATCCTGTTGCAACATCTGTATACGAAGAATTTGATCCCGTGTCAACGCTAGAATATGCTTGAATTCCAAAGCCAGTAGCTGTGCCAAAACCTGCTACAGAAGAAGTTATAGATTGGCCTGTTAATCCCATGACATCAGCAGGTGTTATTGATCCCACACTAAATGTTGCAGAAACTCCTGTTAATCCCATGACATCAGCAGGTGATATTGAACCAACACTAGAAGTTATAGCAAAACTAGGAGCATCGATTATTGGATTTGTAGAAACTTCTATGGTGCCTAAAGTAAAAGTTGCTGAGACTCCTGTTAGTCCCATAACATCAGCGGGTGATATTGAACCAACACTAGAAGTTATGGATCGTCCTGTTAATCCCATAACATCAGCAGGTGTTATTGAACCTACATTAGAAGTTATAGATTGACCCGTTAATGTTCCTGTAAAGTCTGATTTAGCCGTAACAGATCCAACAGTGGATGTTGATGAGACTCCTGTTAATCCCATAACATCGGCAGGATTTAAAGTAAACATCCCCCAACTATTTTCACCATAAGATGCATTACTCCAACCATTAGCACCTAAATTAGACTCAATTCCATCAGGAGCTTCAAGTTCTACTACTAATCCTGATACACCATAATTTTCAACTCCCCAACCATCTTGCCCCCAACCAGTATTTATTTCAGCTGATACAGTTACAGAACCAACACTAGAAGTTAAAGACTGACCTGTAAGAGTTAGAGTTATATCGTTGAGTTCACCCCACTCACCATCGTTCCATGATTTTGCACCCCAGCCTAATGTAAAAGCTTCTTGTGTGCCCCAACGACCTTCGCTCCAGGTTGTTCCTGATTGATTCCAAGTGTTTGGCATAAGGAAGAGCTCCTTATGCTAATCGTATGATTGCGTTGCTTGCGTCTGCTGTTGGAAACTGTATTGTAAAAGTACCACTAGTTACAGTTTTATCACCACCGAAAGCGATAACAGCGACAGCTTTGTTAGACTCTGAAGAATTATAAATTAATGCACCGTTTGCTGTAAAAGAAGCAGATGAAAAACTTACGTCTGCAAAATCACAAACTGCAGTTGAAGAATCTAATGTTGGTGTAACGCTTGTTAAAGCTGCGCCACCTGAACTATATGCAGATCCAGATGTATTTGAAATTTCGTTTGAAGTTGAAAAAGCTGTTGTGCTAGCACCCAAAGATGCAGAACTTGTATATAAAGCTATTTTAAATGAATCACCGCTAGATGCAGTAAAATTATGTGTTCCAACTAAAAGTTCTTGTTTAAAACTATTACAAATTGCTGATGATATTGCCATAATTTATTCTCCTACGGGTTTGCTGAGTTTATTGGTATACGAACAGCGCCATCAGTGTAGTCATCTCTTCGTCTTCTACCGACTTGCTCATTAGCAAACTTCTGTACCTCTTGTTTATATTTATTTTCATACAAAGTCAACATATCTATCGGGCCTTTTAAAAAGCTATATGCTTCCGACAAACAGCAATATAATAGACCATTTGGAAAATTAAGACTAATATAATTAGTATCATCATTCTCTAATAAAGCAGGCATTGCGTTATAATGAACTCTAAATTTATAAGTCGTGTCAGGGACAGGAGCGAACATCATTCTGCCAGAGGTAGTATCAGACTCCCCTGTAGCACCACCAAACATTGCGTAGTATTTAGGTTGACCTCTTTTAGCAGATTCAGTTGATGAAACATACTCTTGAAGGTATGTAATATCTTTTTTTTCTAAATAAACATTTGCTCCAGTTACAGCAGATGTTGAATCATATACTTGTATGGCTCTAATAAAAACAGCTCCAGCGGGAGCGTTAATAGTTGATTGGCCAGTTACTAAATTACCATCCTGCTGTTTTCTATCTGCATCAATAGGGATGTCTCTAAAAATTCTATATTGTGCATTTAATATAATATTTTCTAAAACAGCGTCTGTTAAAACATTTGAATCTGTTTCTGTATAACTTTTTATTTGAGTTTTTAATCCTGATGCACTTAATCCTGCCATTATAAAGCTCCTGCTATCTCTCTACAAATCGGACAACTTTTTTTAAATCTGTTATGTGTTCCACACTTCCATCTTTCTGGTTCATGCACAGGCACTTCAGGTTCTGGAACCTTGGTATAATATTCTATGTGCTCGTCTTCTGGACACTTACATTGTTTAATACCAAAAATTTTACTGATAAAATTTTTAATCATGCCGTTACCGTTACAGGTCCTGCTGATGCAAAACCTCCTCCTCCTGTTTCAGTTATACTAGATGTTGTACCAGTTGCAAAGGTATAATTATCAGCATCTGTCTTTGTAATCGTGTATCCTGCAGCTAGATTTATTGTTGCTGCAGCAACACCACCGACAACTTCAGCGTTTCTAAATCTAACAGTATCACCTGTTGATCTTCCGTGATCAGGTTCATTAACACTAATTGTTGCGGACCCGTTTGTTGTTGTGAATGCGTTTAGTGGTAGTAAGTTAGGAACAGCAGTCTCTATTCTATCAGGTCTTACGTGTCTTAAAGATATAGAATCACCATTCATTGGTTTAGGTTCTAGTTGTGGTTGCTTTGGTTCAAACTCTGATACATGCACAAATGATCCATTCCATTCCCTAACCATTTCTCTATAAGGAAACTCCATACCAGATCTATCTGATATTGCTTTTGCGTATTTACCTGTTGCGTATTTTGCCATTATGTTCCTGGGTAGTATGCTTTTGGTGTTATGTGTGTGCTAGAAGCAGAACCATCCTCTGCCAAAGCTCTTGCAAACTCATCCTCGTAAGCTAATTTTGTAGCTTGTAAAAGTTGTGGTTGATATTTTTGTGATAAATAATATGCGAGTCCTGATACCATACAAGGCACAAATCTAAATGGCACATCTGTTGCATTCGTATAATCTCCAACATCTTGTATTCTTTTTATAAAAAAGAAATGCATATCTTTAGATGCATTTGTCGAATCTGGTGTCGGATAGATATGTATCGTAACCTTGTCTATAAATCTCTCTACCCAATATTGATTAGGTGTTCCCTTAGATAATTTGTTTGAGAATCCTGCGTATGTGGATCTATCTACTTTTGTCATCGGACTATCTGATTGTGTTGTCTGTGTTCTATTTGATCTTAATTGTGCCTCAAGGACATCGGATATCCCAAACACACTAGCTGGATCTGTTGTTGTTGCTGATGTTCCATCACCACTTGATCTAAAAAAATCATAGTCTGCTTGACCCTCTATGAGATCTAGATTAGTTGAACCTACTTCCCAATAGTGAATACCTCTATTACCCCATTCCTGAAATAAAATATTTAAAGATCTTCTCGCAGATTTTAATTGATAACCTGCTACAGAGTTTAATCCTATACGTTCAAAAGCATCCTCTATTATTTCTTCAATAGAAAAAGTTTTATCAAATGTTGTTGTGCCCGAGGTAGTATTTGCCATTTAACCTCCTACGCGTCTAGGTATACTGTCAAACCTGTTATATCACCTTGATCCATTGGAAGGAAACATCCATCACTAAATAAAACTCCATCATCAGGAATATAAGGATCTAAGTCTCCTGCATCTGCAGCTATTGTCATCACAGTAGTCCCTGTGCTTGAGCTAGTTTTAAATAAAAAGTTGTCTGCAGATGATATGACTCCGTGCATACCTCTGACTCTAGTTCTTCCTGAAAATAAAACAGCATGCATACCAACTGAAGTTACTCCTACAGAAATATCTGTTGTAGCCGCTCCATTTCCAGTTATTTGTGTAACTGTATTGTAGAATTTAGTTGAAGTTACTGTAGCTCCACCAGCGGGTCCTGTAATATCTTCAGTTATACTATTACCATTGTGATCAGTTCCAACCACTGTGTACGTTACGTCTGAATTATCATCACCTGAACCAGATGTTAAAGTAATTTTTTGAACAGTACACGAGCCGTCATCACCTTGAGCAAAAGTTGCAGCTGCTGCTTCTAAAGTTAAATTAGCTCCATCTGCAGGATCTTGTTCAGCCGCTATAACTGCAGCACCAGTGGCTGTACCTCCGGTTGCAAATCTTGCTTTTACGTCTGTATTTGACATCGTTGTTTCTCCTAAAAATTTGTGTGGGCCGAAGCCCACACTATTACTTATTAAAGTTCAGTGTTAGCTGTTCTCTCTTTTCCTGCTGAAATGTAATCCATAGTCATTACTTTAGCAGCAGCTTCACCGTTTTGAATTCCAAATGAAACAGCCAACTCTTCGTCGTCTGGAGCATTTGTATTCACACCGGAACCAACTTTTACGTTATCTTTGTAGACGTGAAACTTTCTGTCTCTTGGATCATAATAAAATCCTAAAGTCATGAAAGTATCATCAGCTGCAGTTCCGCAAGAAATAGTTGTTTCTGTGCTATTTTTTTCTATGACCAATTCCATAGAAGTAGAACCATCAGCTTTTCTGAAAAAGATACCATCAGTTGTACCATCAATAAACGCTGTGTCAGTGATAATTAAACCAACCGCAAAGTCAGATTGAGTTGCGTCACTTACTTTAAATCTAGTTTTAAAGTAAAGACCTTTTGCAGCCTCGTATTTGAAAGATTCAATTACGCCGCCCGAACCGCCAGCCCATTGAAATTCATCAGAATCATTGTCTGCCGCATCGTTTGTTACAACTAATAAACCACCGTCACCGTCTCCTAAAGCTTCAGTCGCGTCTCCGCCACCAGCTTCAGTTGTAGTAATAACCCAGTCACTAGCCGTGTATTTGTCGAAGTCCTCGTGATAAACGTGGTATTTAATTGGATCTGGTTGTTTTAATTTTTCACCAGTTCCTCCTGTCACTACGTTCGTGACTCCTGAAGTAAAGTGTGTTGTCATAATATCAGCGCCTCCTATACGCCAGTTATTTTTTGATAACCAATTTATTTAACAAAGTTATATATTAGATTTGAATAGAGCGCAAGAGGGCCTGTAATGTGGATTGGATTTTTCCAACGATGTAGCTTTTTATTAAGTAGCTACTGAAACTTGAGGAGCCGCAGCTTCTATCTTATTTTGTGCATTAGCTTTTTCTGCCTCTGCTAATTTGATCTGGCTAATTACTTCTCTGACTTTTCTGTCAATCTTAACCATATCGAGAGTATATCTACCCTCTTTAAGATGCTCCTGCTCCCATTGAAGATCTAATCCCTTTTTCTTTGTGTAAAGGGTCTCCAGTTGTTGCATTATCGCCTCCATTAATAACCTCCTCATAGGTTATTCGGTTTACTCTTGGATCCATCATTTCTCCAAGATGTTCCCATTTTATATCAGATTTTCCCAATCTGTCAATGATAGCATTTTCTATACCCTCTGAGGAATCTTCTGATTCTACTATGAAGTCTGCGTGATATTGATAAGCGTTTATTTTTACTCTAAATTTTTTCATAATCTCACCATTTGATTTTATAAATGGGGCCGTTTTGAGGCGGCCCCATAAAATTTATTGATTACGCACCTTCTACGCCAAAGATACCTCTGAAGTCAGATACTCCAAATGAGTATCTTTCTCTAGCTTTGTATCTTACGTTTCCAGTATCGAAGTCACCTTCCATTGCAGTTGTCAATGGAGCTCTTGTGAACATTTTCATACCATTTGGTACGTCTGTCAAGATATAGAACGAATCAGAATCAGTTAGGTAATTGTTCACTCTGTATCCTTGAGGAACCATTCCCATTGAAACGATTGCGTTGATATCATTGTCAGCTGTTCCAGTTCTACCTTGAGATTTTAATAATCTCTCAGCTGTGAACTGATTCTCCGATGGGACTATCATTTTTAGTCCTCTAGCTGCAATTCTAAGTCCTCTCTCATCAGTCATTTTAGAAATGTCAATCATAGATTGCTCTAAAGATGTCTCATTAAGATCCGCTTGAGTTGCTAAAGTGTTAGCAACGTCTGGACCTGTAAGAGTAGGGTGGTCTGTAGCAAATAATGCTTTTCCATCCCCAGACTTAAATGTGCCAGTTGAAGGTAATCCATTGATTAATAACTCAACAGATTTTACTTGCTTAGCGTTACTCATAGATCTTGCTAAAGCTTTTGTGTATCTAGCAGAAAGTCTGTCGTAGAGATTATCTTCGATAGCTTCCTCTGTGATAGCAAATGCTAAAGCTACAGTCTCGTGAGTGTATCTAGCAGTGTAAGTTTCCTGTGCATCATCAAATGATACTCCAGCACCTTCACCTTTTACTTGTG